GTTGCATTTTACCTTCAATACTTGCTGAATTAATGATAATATGCGCTAACGGAAAAATCGTTTGTTTCGCCAAATCAATGTCGCTAATTTGCCCGTCCGTAATTGTAGCAATTAGGTTAGTCGCTTGTAACTGCGCTCTAAGTGTGTCAAGTATCTTAAAGTAACTCATTTTTTTTCCTTTGGTTTTTCTTGTTCGATTTGTTGAAGGAAAACCATTAATTTTTCAATGTTCTTTTTTGACCGCTTTTTCATAAAACCCAATTTGTGAAGTTAGTATCTGAACTCGGATAAATATCGCCGTTGCTGTTGCTGTTGTATTCGGGAAATAACGCTTGATTGAAACACATATAATCTACAAATCTACTGCTGTAATGGTTTGCCGTTTGCGTTTGTTTATCAATCAATAAAGATAATTCTAAACGGTCGATGTTTTCGCTTTGTTCTGCATTGTGCTTATAAACTCCTTTGTTCCCTATCGTGTATGCTGAATAAGGTAAATATTCAACCATAGCCCAATGAATAAGCATAGGTTTAATATAAGTATTTACTAAAGTTAAATAGTTACCACCTAAAGTATTCGCTATAATATCTGCTTTTATTTTTTCAAGTAAATCCGTTCCTAAATACTTTTGAACGTGAATATCTTGAGCGATTTTAATATATTGAATAAACTTGTCAGGGTCAACGTTACCGTTTAAAGACGTGAATTTAACCACGTCATCCCTTGTTATAATTAGTGCTTCTGCCATTTCTTGTTATTTAGGTAAAAATCCTTTGTCCTTCATATCAACTGGTCTCATCGCTACTAAGTTGTTATTACGAACTCGGTAACCTGCTTTTTCTGCCTTGTTTGTAGATATCGTTCTAGCTTTCGGACTTAATGGGTCGATTCCAGTTTTTTCATCAAAAGCAACAAAGGTTTTCCGCATCCATTTATGGTGACACGCTCCACCGCCTTTATACAACCATACCGAATACGTATCTGCCCCACGTGGTCCCCAACCTTTATTAACAGGTAAAGCTCCCATTCTTATAATATCTTCTTTTCGATATAGCTTATTTGCCCCTACCATTTTACGACAAAACTGACGCGAATTATCTTTCAATCCACCCTCGTAAGTATAGCGAACCATAAATTTAATTCCGTCAACTGTTGCGTCTTGTTCACTTTTTGCTCGTGGGTTTGCAGTTCCTGTTGAAACGAAATTATAAACTTGACTTAATAAGCTCGGTTTTTTATTGTTTAATGCTTCAATTTCGGCATCTTCTAAATCGTCATTTTCATAGTCAACCTCGTAGCTGTCAATCAATACCCAATTGCTTGGCATATCTTCGCCTAAATCAATTAATGCTTGTGCAACTTTATCATCTTCGCTTTCTTGTTTACTCAATTCCGTTCCCGTTTCTTCTTGTTTATCTTCGCTCGATTGTACGTTTTCTAAATCCGTAAACTCCAAAGGTTGTAACGTCTTAAAAAACAATTTAGCGGTATTTCCGTTGAACGATGTTATTTGTTCTAAGCCATCAATCAAAAGTTGCTGTAACGGTCTAATAACCATATTGTCGAATAATACAAAAGCATTTTTTAATTCATCTGCATTGCTTCCGAAACCGTTTGCACTTCCTAATCCTAATAACAAACCGCTTGTAATCGAATGAGAAACCATTATTTTGCGCTCGCACTCTAAACTCATTTGACTATATAAATCAGGTGCATCATTCAAAGCAATAGACTCAACTGTTGTCGCTGTTTCTTTGTTATTATTAAATCCAACGATTACTCTTTGACCTTTACTACCAGTTAGCTTGTTTTTAATTTGTTGCTGTAACAAATTTTGGGTTTCAATGTCAGGTTGTCCATTATTAAAATTAACGACGGTCGTTCCGCTAAATCTAGTTTGTGCTTCTCCAATAAGATAATCAGCAACTTCTTCCTCTAACAACGCATAAGCCGTTCCTGCTACGTAATCGGGCAAAGAAAAATACTTCATTCCGATTGCGTAAGGTTTAATGACTAAGATTTCTACTTTATCTTTTGAACTTTTGAAATTAGCAAATTTCTTTGGTGGAAATTTCTTAATGTCTTCCCAATTATTTGAATAATACCAATTGTTAATTTTTCCCTCATCGTCGCATTTTTCAGGTGCTAAAAGGTTCATATCAATATGAAACGCCTTTAATATTTTATCGTGTTTGTCGTTGTAGTGTACTTGAATAGCGCATTGTCCTAATGTCTTTAAATCAAAGCAAAGTTTTCTCAAACAATCCTTGTTAAAAAGTGCCATTACTTGTGCGTATTCGCTTGGTTTACGACTCGCATCAATTACTCCCAACCCTTTACCATACATTAAGCGTGTAACGTTGTTTATAATGGATTGATTCGTAGCCGATTTTCGATAGCGGTCAATAAGAAATTGAAAGTAACTTTGATTTTCGCCAAAAGTAACCCAACCTTTTTGCTTCGATTCTATTATCTGCGGTGCTTCGTATTGCGCCAAATTTATTATGTCTATATTCATAGCATTACAAAATCATTGTTAGATGAATGTTCGTCAGTTTGCAAGCCTGCTTTATAACACCAAACCTGCTCGCTTCCTAAAAAGTTAGTTAGGTTGTAAAGTTGCACGATATAAAAACGTCCTGCCTTTAGTGAATAAGTCGCTTGTACTCCGATATAATAACCATAATCAATTATCGTCGGTGCGTTAATCGTTGCGCTTGTTCCTGCTTCTTGGTCGATTACTACAATACTTGTTATCGTTGTGCTACGTGGCGCACATTTCAATATTTGGTTTGATGTACTTACTTGTAAAACATTCATATTTATAAAACTATTAAAGTGTAATTCTGTTGCATAAAAAAAAGGGTTACATTTCTGCAACCCCTTTCTATGGAGACAATCAAACAAAATTCTAAGATGTTGTGAAAGACGTTAATCCAGTTAAGTCAGTTAATAAACCTGCTTCCGTTGTAGTGTTTATGAAATTTGCAGGTAATGCTTCCATTCCCGTAAACGTCAAAGTATAACCGTTCAAGTCGCCTGCTTCCGTTCCCATTCCGATAGTACCCGCAGTTAAATCCATTCCTCTTTTAAGTCCTGCAATTCGGTAGGTATTGTCACGCCCTCTAACAATAATATGCGGTCTTCCGTAAGCTAATAATTTAACTATTTTTTGGCTGTTTGCATCTTGTTTTTTAAGCGTGATAGTAAGTTCTTGCTGAAAGAACGTAGTACCGTTGTTTCTATCTGAAGTGATAGTTTCTTGGTAGCTATTCGTTCCTTTTAATTGAAATCTGAAACAAGCTGTTACGTTTGCAATCGCAGTAATCAAATCTAAATTAGTAGCGTCATAAGTAACATCGACCTCGGGGTTAAAATCCCCGTAGTTAATGAAATATACAGCTTCTAATCCACCGATTGTGTCCTTACAAACTTCTTGTCTTCCGTTAGCTAAGTCGCAACTCATGGCTCTTAGTTTACTGAGTTAGTAACATTGTATGTAACGATATCCTCAACAACACCATATTGAACACCTGCCGTCATTCTCATAACGATTCTAACATTTTGTGAACCGTCAGTATCTGCCATATCCAAAAGTCTAACTTCGTTTGCGTCATTCAATAAACCAGTACCGAACACTAAATTTTCTTTAGTTGTTGCAATCATTGTAGATGCAGGTAAACCCGGTGCGTGTGCTAATTTAACACCTTCGAAAGGTAAAATTGCACCACCGTTAAACCACATTGAACCTTTACCGTCAATACCGTTAGCTCCTAAGTTAGTTGCGAAACCACCTAAAGCACGAACATACAATCTGAATACGTTTGTAGATACGTAGATATGGAAATCTTCACGTGCTGAAACTGCCAAAGGAGTAGCGTCTAAAACTTTTCCGATTTCTGCAATTACGTTAGTTGACAATAAACCACCACCTACTAATGCAAGTTCTTGCGCTGAAGGCAAAGCAGGGTCTAAAGCTAACAAAGTAGTGAATCCGTCAAACTCTCCGTTGTTAGATGCAACACCTCTCCAGATGTTTACTTCATTTTCTGAAGCTACTTTTTCTGCGTATTGTGCCAATAAGAAATCAGTAAATGATTTCGGCATAACGTCAAATGCTGAATAACCCATTTCGATTGCGTCCCAATCATTTCTGAAAGTTGTTTTACACAATTGACGGTTAACTTGTAACTCTTTCGGTTGAATTACTCTTTCAGTCAAAGTAATCGTTCCTGCAGGGTTAAAGTCGCAAGATGCGTTAGATAAAAGTTTGTCAGTTGCAAGTCTTTTCATTACTGAATTGAACTTAACGTTTGGCATAATCGTAATTAAATTACTCGCCAAAGTTGGTGCTGGCAATAAAGCCGCCGCGATGTACTTACCTGCGAACTCGCCAGCGTAAGTAGTTGTAATTGATGTAGTTGTACTCATTTTTTATAAATGTTTTAAAATTAAACTGCTGTTAAAGTGATTGCTCCTGCTGTTACACCTGAACCGTTCACGTACCAATTTGTACCGTCACAAACTAATTCTGCGAAGTCACCGATTGATTCTGCGGATGCCACGAAAGAAATTGTGTTTTCGTCAACTCCTGCAACGTGTGCTCCGTTAACTAATACGCTTCCCTCGATTGCGTTGCTAAGTGCTTTTACCGTCCAATCTGTAGTTGCGAACAATTGACCTACGATAAATTTAAATCGTAAACCTGCTGATGTTGCTACTGCAGGAAGTGTGATTTGAGCTCCTGCTGCTGCTTTTAAGATAAATACTTTTCCGCTATCTTTTGCGGTTAAAGTTGTTGCGCCCGTTACGGCTTCAACGTTTGCCAACTGACGTTCTGTATCGTTGGTTACTGCTAAATAAGTTGTGCTCATTTTATTGGTTTATAAATTTCATTACTAAATCTCTTGTGCTTTTAGGTGCTTCTACCTTTACTTTTTCCGTTGGCTCTGGATTGTGAACAATTGCTTTCGGCTCTTCCATTTGTGCCAATTGTGTTTTCAATGCTTCGTTTTCAGATTTCAACGCTTCGTATTCTGAAAAGAACGTTTCTTTAACCATTGATTCAACTGTTTTTTTAACCGCTGATTTTTCAATCATTTTTTCTTCGTCTTTTTTCATTTCCTCTTCGGGTGCTTCAACTTCTGCAGGCTGTTCTTGTTCTTTAATTTCTGCAATTACACCCTCTTGAGTAACAATTAAAAGCATTCCGTTTTCAACAACGTATTCACCAACGGGTAAAGGGATTCTTTGGTCGTCTTCCGTAACAACAAAAATTTCGTTATTAGCCTCAAAGCTATCCGCTTCAATTATTGTAACGCCGTCGTTAAGTTTCATTTGCTCTAATTTCACTTCGATATTCAAAGCAACGCAAATCTTTTTTACTATCTCTTTATAATTCATTTGACTTTTTTTTTATTAAACTATTCTGTTTTTGTTCTGTTGCACTTTAGCGAATTATTACGGTTACGTTTTGGGTTGGATTTATTACAATTTGCGTTCCACCGCTTACCGTTGAACCGATGCCTTGTTGTGATAATTCGCCCTCACAACATTCTTTGCGATACTTACCGTCTTTGCATAAGCAACCACGTTTACCGCCTTTTGGAGATGTTGTTTTTGTTGGCATATTAATTATATTGAAATTATTTTTTTAACGTCGCTTTCGTTTTTATTTAAGATATTTATAGTATCTTCAATATTAGCTGTGATTTTTACAACGTCTTGAGTACCTTTAACATCATTTGGGTTTAAACCTAAATCTTTTGCTTGTTTACTTATTTTTTCAACTAAAATTAAAGCTTCTTTAATATCTGATTTAGCATCGTCTCTATCTGCTATAGCATTCATATATCCGTCTGATAAATCACTTTGAACTTTAACAAAAGCTGAAAGATTATTTACTGTTTTTTGAACTGACTTCATTAATGCACTATCAATAGCCTTCATTCTGACCAATAACTTTGCTAAGTCATCAACCAACCCCAACTCCACTAATTGACTACCCAACTTAACCGCTTCTTTATCAGATAGCTTGTTGATAATTTCTAAACTTGTTTTCATTTATATGATTTTATAATTTGTACTACTTTCTCACGTGCGCTCATTTCGTAACGTTCTGCGAAATATCCCTCGATGCTGAAACCTTTTAACTCGCCATTTTTCACCTTTGCCCACGTTTCATCGTTATCGACTTTCATTGCAATCATCCACGTGCCTTTAGGTAAATCAAAACCGTATAATTTAGATTTATCCATTTCGGCATCTTCAATAATCCACGATTCTACGATTGTCATTCCGTCAACTTTAACGGCGTGTTGCTCGGTTGCGTTTTGATGTTGCCCTCGCATAAATACCAATTCACTTGCACGTTTTACCGTTGATTCTGAAAAGAATATTTCGAACTCTTTATCTTTGTCTTTACGGTAAATTTTTTTATTAGGAATTAACGCCGCACCTAAAACAATTCGCTTTTCGTCAATAGCTTTTAACTCTACAAAGTCCTTTGAAAGTGCAATAAAGTTTTCTTCCATTGCAGGTTTTTCAACAAGTGAAACGGCAAAAACACCGTCCTTCTTTTCGTCCTTAATTACTAATTCGTAAACTTCCATACCTTTTAAACTATAATTGTGATGTTTGTTGCACTTTCATATCGAACTGCTGTGCGCTTGTGATGTCGTTACTTACTACATACGCTTTAACTGGCTGTTGCTGTAAGGTTGCTAATTGGTTTATTCCCGTATTCCCTACGACGTTCAAATTAGGTGCGATAATACTTGACGGATTTGGAACGTCAACCCCACCGCCACCGCCACCGCCACCAAATTGGGTGCTTGCGATTTTAACAACACTTGCTAAACCTGTTGTACCTGCAATTCCTGCTTCAACAAATCGTTGACCCGGAAATACTTGTTGGTCGGGACGCATTGCTAAAGCTGATGTTACTGCTAAAGCTGTATTAACTAAAGCACTTGAAAGGTTAAATGCTTTTGCTATTTTAAATTGTCTACGTGCGCTCGCTTCGTCTTTAGCATTAAACGATTCTATTAATTGACCTATTGCACCAAAAGCGTCTGCTGTTAATTGTAGTTGTGTGTTTCTAAGTAGCTTTTTACGTGCAATTTCGTCTTCATCTAATTGCCTTTTTTTATCTGCTGTTGCTTTCTCTATTTCTAATTCCTTAGTTCGTGTATCTGAAAGTAATTGAATTGACTCTAAAGCACTTGTTTTTTTTACGTCTTTAAATTTTTCCTCAAATACTTTTTGTGCATCAATCCCAACGCTTAAATATTCTTTAAGATTTTCCTCGTCCATTTTACGTTGCGCTTCACGCCTTTGCATTTCTGAATCGTCAATTGTGTAAAGTTCTTCATTTGTTTTTTTAGCTGTATCAACTGCTTTTTTCCCTGATTCAATTCTTGCTATTTGAATTGCCGTTTCAGTATCTAATATCCCTTGTTTCATTTCAGCAATTGCGGTTTTCGTTTGCTCAATCATTTCATCGTTAACACCGCCAATATTCGTTGCTCTTAAAATTTGTAAGTTCAAACGTGCCTCTTTAATCAGTTCACGTTGATTTGCTAATGAGCGTTTAAGCTGTAATTTTTCAAGTGCTTCCGTTGATTTCCCTTGCGCTTCTAATAACTTAATTTGGCGGTCAATATTTCCCGTTTCTTCGTCGTATGCTTTTTTTCGTGCTTTACGTTGCTCTTCACGTTTCGCCAGTTCTTTATCAATACGTTTTATATTTGCCACGTGCCTTGCTGACATATCACGTTCGTTTTTCGTGTCAATAACATTGAAGTATTCAAGTGCTTTTATTGCACCGTAAACAACTCCGATAAATGGAAAGAATATTCCTATTAAAACTTTAATCGCCGTTCCTAAATTATCGAAGTAATCATACGCTTTGATTACGTAACCGCTTAACGTTGTAACAACTTTAGTTACTTTATCAAAGTTTGCAATCAGTAAACCAACTAAAACAACTATTGCACCGATTCCCGTAGCTATTAACGCAACTCTAAACAACTTCATCGCTGTTGTTGCTCCACCCGTAACCGTTGCAAGTCCACCCGTTGCACCCGTTAACCCAACTTTCGCTGTTGTATCCGCTTCCGTTAATGCTACGTTTGTCGCTGTTTCTTTATTAGAAACGCCCATTACAAAGTTATAAAGGGTAGTGTAAACCGTTGTTGATTTTACAACCGCTCCTAATTGTTTAAACGCTCTTCCTGCATCTTCTAAACCTTCTAAACCTTGCGCCAAAGCCATTGCACTTTGAACACGTAACATCGCTTTTTGTACGTCTTCACTTTCTGCACCTACTAAACCCATAGCACCTTCAACTGCGCTAAATCCACTTGCAACCGAAGACAAAGATTTCCCCAAAGCAATAAATGTACCCTCGCCTTTTTGCGCTTGGATAGCATCGTTTACGTCTTCGATTTGGTCTTTTAATTCCGCCGCTCTTTTAGACGCATTTTGTACCTCGATTGAAGTTGCACCGAAAGCATCTGCTAATTTTTGAACTTCTAAAACCGCTTCTTTATATTGTTGTTTTAGCGTCTTAGAATTGTCTTGTATTTCTATTTCAATAACCTTTTTTTCCATAATGCTTTCTTAATTCTTGTTTTAATATTTTCTTTGTTGACGAAGTGTATTCGTTCAAACCTTTTGCCACGTCAATCGCTTTTGATTGTCCGAAGTGGTCGCTAACTTTTAGTAGCTGTATAATTGTGTGTATTCTCATAATCTTAATAACAAGGTTCTACAATAAATGCTGAAAAGATGCTATCTTCTTCAATTGTGTAAACTCCGAAAGGACAAGGTGTGTCTTCGGATAGGGTGGCTTGTAAACCTCCTTCTGTTTGTATTTGCCAATACGTTTCGTCATCACTCCAATTGATATTTATAGTATTAACACCATCTATAAACCTATAAGCATTTTTGCCATTAATAATATTTCTTTTATCAACTTCCACCGTAACAGGCTCTTCACCAACTAAAGTGTAAGTAACTTTTATACATTCGCAATCGGGTGCAATAGTTACCAATTCCCTAATTAAATTCATTTTCACTTCGCCGTTGTTCAACGTGCTACTAATATCGTTAATCAAATATCGCTTATCCTTAATGATAATTTTATCATTCATTTTCAAGTTAGCAAGTACGCCAGTTGGTAACATCGCTGTAAATGAAAACAACCGTTGTTGTAAATCGTAAAGGTTACCTAAATGATTAGAATAGTAAGTTTGGTAAAGGCTGTTTGGTTCTGTTTCTTGCGTTACAATATTGAACTCGTTACCAAAACAAAGTGAAAACCCCGTTGTATTAACGCTGTTGAAAAGTGCGTAATCGGTTACGTTTAGATTTGAAGTACCGTCAAAGAATTTAAAAGTTGTTGCCGTTTCTTCGCCTCCTAAATATAAAAGCAAAGGTTCCGGAACATACGCCGATTGATTTTCTTCAATTAAAAACGTGCAAAACAAATTACTTGTTTCTAATTCTGCAAATTGGATATTCTCAAAAGGTAACTCTATTTTAAATTCCGTTCCGTCGTATTCAAATGAATAATCTAAGTCACCGTATTGTCGATTAAACAACGCTGAAAAGTTTTTATTTAAAAACGATTTACTTTCTTTATACTTAAATGCAATCTGTTTGTAAAGTGGTAATCGTTTAACGTTACTTGAATTAATAACATACTTCGTTATGTCCTTTTCGCCTCCTAATGAATACCAATCCTGCAAAGGTTCAATTGTAAATGTCGTTTCGTTTTCTCCAACACAAACCAAATTAAATGCTTTGAAAATAGCTGAAACAAAATCCGCAATCTTTAAATTAGGTGCTAAAATTGAAGCGTTCAAAATTGACGTTAAACTAATTGTATTTCCAACTCCAGTATAAATTGTTCCACTTGGTGCTTCGTATAAAACACTAATGCTAAAACTAACCGTTTTATCTGCTTTAAATTGATAGGTAACAACTGAATTTAAACCCGGTACGTTTGCTTCATTCGTTAAAATTAAAGGGTCTGTTCCTCCATAACTTTCGTAAGTAGCAAACAAAACTCCGTTAACATAAGCCTCGCAATAAATGGTAGCCGTTCCGTCTGAAACACTTGAAATATTTATTGTTGTTTTGTGAAACGTTGACCCTGCAATTGGAACATAAGAGTATGTTAATGTATTATCAATCGTATTAAAAAACGTGTTACTTGGTGTTGTACTATTGTAATCAATTAATTCATAATTAGTTAAAAACACAAATTCCTCTACATTTTGATAACGAATATATAAATCCGTCCAACGTGCTGAACTAAAAAACGTGCTATTAAAATTTATTCCAAATTGTGTTTCTATAATATCAAATATTTTAGATACTTTGATTGCAGGAAATAACTCAAACCATTTTACACTTCCTGCGTTTGTTGTAATATCGTTTGCGCTTGCATCTCCAAAAGTCCAAACTCTTCTTGGTGCAATTAACGGATAACGTACATTGTAAGCCGTTGTTCCGTCTGTTACTCTATTGTAAACTTCCGTACCGCTGTAAGTGTGTGCAATTGTAGAATAATCCAAATCTTTCAAAGTCAATTCCCCAAACCTATCTTTTAAACTTGTTAATGCACCGAAGAAATTTAACGAATAACTTACAACTTGTCCGTCTTTAATTACCGCTTCATTCAGTTGTATTTTACCAACTCTAAACGGCATCGTTTCGATTTCAATAAAAGCGTCACGCCTTAAATTTTGGTCGATAGTTGGTACAACGTCACTTTCATACCAATGTTGGAAAATAGCGTTGTTTCGTGGTGATGCAGGAACTAAAAACGATTGTGAAAAGTCGCTGAATACCTTGCTAATATCCTGAACGTTTGCAACAGAACTATTAACCGTTACAATTTCGTCTTTGAATAAATCAACTTCAACCCCCTCAATAAATAGTTGCAACTTCGTCATAAGCGTATTCGAAATCTAATGTATAGTTCAAGTCTTTCTTGTTTACTATTTTAAATAAGTCAGCATCGTTTGTTAATATTTTTGCAGGTAAATTATTAACCATAATTCTTTCAGATAGCATCAATTGTTCAATGATAAACTTAAAGTTTTCATCTACGCTTCCAGAATTAACCGTTATTTTTCTTCGTGCGTTTCGATTCATTTGCCTTGTTTGCCCGTCTGAAATAGTCCATTGATTTACATTTGGAACGGCAGTTAGGAAATTGTAATCTTCGCTTGTTGTTGTAATTTTATCTGTTGATGCTTTAAAGAAAAATACTCGTTGCCACCCTCCTAATTTGTTTATGAAATCAATCGTTACAGGTGTGTATCTACATTCTGCTAACGGCTTGAAAGTAAAGGATTGAAGTAACACGTTTGTAGGGCTGTAAAATTCAACTATATTCCCACCTGCATAGTAATTACTTGAGGGCGTTGTTGCACTTTGCCAAATGTAAGGAATATCGCAATAACGTTGATTTACCGCATCTATGTTTGTTGTTTGTACGTTTGCAAGATTTGCTAAAGAAACATATTTTACATACGCTGAAATTCCAATAAAAGCTGTAAAATAACCAGGTGATAAAAGTCCACTTGGTACGGTTGTATCGCTTGTTTTTGGATAGTAAAAAACCATTCCACTTTGGTACTGAAACAAAGGAAAAGCACTATTGTAAGTTGTTACTTCATTATTCCACGGCAAAACTGCTAAACCGCCACTATCAGTATAGGCACGGTAACCGTCAAACGAGCGGTAAGTTCTTGTATCTAATAAAGTGTAAGTTCCTGAAACGTTTTTATAACGCTTAATCTGAATGTATGCGCTCGCTCCACTTGGTGTTAACGTTGCTGTACTCGGTAACGTTCTAATGTTCTGATACGTGTTACTAATAAATTCACGAACAAACGGAGTGACGTTGTATCGTGTAACGTTATTCGTTGCACTTGGATTATTCTTTTCAAGTGTATAAGTTGGCGTTGCAGGAAAAGTAGATGTTAAACTAATAAACAATTCTACCTTTGAACCAGTTTGCCCTGCCTCATTTACTTGAACTAAAAACGGCGTTCTTGCGTACATTTTCTTTTATTGCTATGTCAATAATATTACTGACGGTTAATACATAAGGGTTAATTAATTCAGTTGGTAATTTCTTTAAACTCGTTTCGATTGCATCACTAAAAAACATCGTTGGCTTAATACCACGATTGTAAATATTTCCTGCTATTATTTGCGCTATTGTTCTATAATTACCTTTTTTATATTTGCCTTCTTCGTCTCTTAATCTTATATTTTTTCGCTTTGCCCAAACTTCAATGTTTGTAACAAAACTTTGCCAACTTCCTGCATAATTTCCAGAACCAAATTTAAAACGACTATTGGGTGCTTGTTGTCCTCTTATCTTTGCATTCTTTGAAACCTTACTTGGGTTTGCACCTTTAACTCCTTGGTCTTGAAAGAACCCGTAATCTTCCATTTGAAAGCCTATGCGAATAGAATTTAGATAAACCTTGCTTTCGCCTTTAATCGAATTATAAAGTTTCTTAGAAGCGTTCTTTTTACGTTTCGTTAAATTCGTTCTTGCTTGTTTTACAACGCCGTCAACGAACTTTTGAAGTGCTTTTGCTCTTTCGTCTTGACTCATTTCGTTAAGCGTTTAGATTCTCGTTGCTGTAAGTCATCGCTTTGTTTTGTAAACGTGAGAAAAGTGAGGCATTTGCGGAGTCCCAACTTGGTGATGTCATCGAATCTTGTAATGTCGCCTTGAGCGAGTACATGTAGGCTTCCATACCACCCCCACTGCTTTCCAAATTGAGTTCTTTCGCTAAGTGAGTTTTCATTTCCTGCGTTGTCTCCGTCTCCAAAAATGTCAGGGTAGCTCTCAATAAGTCTTTTTCTAAAGTCCAAAAAAAAACATTCGCACCCTTAACGATTTGTAGCGGTGCAAACTTCATTAAGTCGCTGTATTCATCGCTTCCGTTGTATTCGTGAATTGAATAGCGGTCTTTAAAAGTTTCCTTAATAGGTCGATACATAACCGCCATTGCTTTGTGAAATGTAGAAACGTCTTGCAAGTACTTTTCCAAATCCACGTATTCGCCGAAACTAATTTCTTCTAAATTTGGAATAAAACCAAACTCCAAATCTTTAATCTTAAATCGTTGTTGAAACGTTCCTTCAGCTTCTAATGTTTTTGTAAGGGAAATTATTAGTTCGGTTAAATCGGTCATTCGCATTTTAGCTATTGACTTCAATTCTAAACCAGTGAAACATTGCACCATTTGCTCCATCAAAAAATCTTCGTCATCGCTATTTTGAGAAACGTTAACGAATTTTTGGTATGCATTTAATGGTATTTCTGCAATTGAAGTTGGTATGTTTATTTCAAGTCTCATACCTATTAAACTACAAAGTCTAATAAATGTTGTAAACGCCCTTGTTCGTGCTTATAGATTCCATTTCGTGGTAACGAAGTGCGTCAATAGCGTGATCGTTTCCACCTTGCGGTTTGTTGGTAGTTTTTCCAGTTCTGTCAACGTCCCAACAATACCCTCGAAGTTCTTTAATTAGGTTTGTGCTGTCCGAAGTTACTAAGTACTCTTGCTGTTGCATTACGTCAATACCGTAGTTAATTGAATCCTTGCCTTTCGTTACAGGGTAAATTTGTAAACCCCTGCGTCTTATTTCTTCAATGGATTTCGGCTCGGCTGAATCCGCATAAATTACCGCATCTTTTGGTAGTGCGTTTGCAATATCCCCGTTAAGCATTCCAGTACGGTAAAACAATTCTTTAACAATTCGTTTATCATTCCATTTGTAAACTGCTATTGCTGAAGTCGGGTCGTTGGTATAACCGAAGTCTAATCCGATTCCTAATAAACGGGCTTCGTTTGGAATAGTATCTATTGTTTGCCAGTTGCTGAAAACAACGCCTTGTAAGTTTCCGATTTGACCTTCGCCGTAAACCCTCCACCAATTCGCCCAATAATTAGACGTTTTAGCTTTTTCTTTTTTAATCATTAAATCTTCCAAAGTTTCCTTTGAAATACCCTCGTTATCTAAATAAGTAAGCAATAGAAATTCTGCGTTGTGCTGTGGTAATATTTCACTATGCACCCAAAATTCGTTATCAGGATTGAAGTCAATATAAGTTTCAGCGCTCCTAATCATTAAAGCATCTGCAATAATAAAAGGAATGTGATTAGCTTCGTTAAGAAATAGAATATCACGCTTACCACTTGCTTTTGCTTTACCGTCTGAATCGAATGATTTAAACTGCATTCGTGAACCGTTAGTAAAAGTATAAATCAAAGCTGAAGCGTTCCAATTGTTTTCAATCCAACGATTTGTTTCAACCATTATCGTTTTGAAAATATCTAACGCTCCCTCTTTTACTGCCGGTAAAGTTTCTGCAACAACGGTTATTTTAATTCGTTGTTCTTTGATTGCCCTATCGATTAGAATAGGAATGATAGCGTATGTTTTTCCTGCATTGTCTCCCCTACCTATTGCTAAGTAGGGGATAAAGGGCAGAAGTCCCACCTTGTATCACTCGGATACGAGACTTCATTGCTTTTATTCTATTTATTGCTGTCGTTCTCTTGAACATATTGGTCGAATACTTTTTTTAGTTCACTAATCCTATCTAACAAGCAACTGCCACAATTTGTAAATTCAGCGTTCTTGTTAAACGTACTTGTATAAATTTGGTTTAATCGGTATTGAACTGTTGGAACAACCGAACCCCTTGTGACTTCAAAGAATTCCTTTAGAAAGTTGTAATCTTGTTCGCTTAAACAGTTAGGTTTTGAATAAGGAAATAGTTTGTTTAAAGCTTCCTTTCGTTGGTCGCAACCGCAATCCTCTCCTGCTACAAATTTAACAAGTGCTTTGATTCCCGTTGCTGTTGTGATTTGGTCGATTGTATCTCCTAATCCTTGTGCTTTTTTTCGTGCCATAAGTCGCTTAATTCTTTTAAATCGTTTCTAAGTGTTTGGTTTTCTTTTTGTAGTTTTTTGTTTTCTTTTTCAAGTTGGCAAAACATTCCGTAAAACTCTTTTGCTCGTTCTTGACGTCTTTCAAGTTCGTTTTCTAATAATTCAAGTATGTTCTTAAAATTCATATCAATTCTAAATCATTATTAATTAAATCTAAATAGTCATCACCACAATTAACCCTTATCTTTTCTTTACATTCTCCAATCACTTCAAAGATTGAACGTAAACTTATATCCGTTCCGTTGGCAATATCTCGCATTGAATGGTTGCCCGTTAAATACAATCTGAATAGTGTTTGGTCGTAACTATGCCACTTGTTTATTTCATCGTTAATCTTTGCTCTAAACCTATTTTGTGCTTGGTAAAATTCGCTATTATCAACGTCTGCAATTTCCAAAGGTAAATTATTTATCTTAGATATTTGCTTTTTTGCCTTTAGAAAATTTAAGAATATAGATTTAAGGGTTAAGTGAATAAAGTATTGGTTTATTTTTCCGTCTACAATAATATCTTCTGGTCGCTTATTTCGGTCTAATCGCAAGTACATTTCCTGCACCAAATCCTCAGCGTAAAAGTACTCCCCGAACTTGTTAATCGTTCGAACGTAATCTTTGTGATGTTTAGCAACTTCCCCTAACCATTCCATTATTCATCTGGGAAAAGTGGTTGTTCGATAATCGTGTTTTCAACTTGGTCTTTCAATCCGTTCAAACGTTGTGTTATACTTGGATTATAGAATCCTAATAAACCGCCAGTTATTTGGTCTTGTCGAATTTCTTGTTTTATACGCAAACAGATAACCCCAAACACTTCGTAATAACCTTGTTTATTGTCAAAGTAATGTTTAACTGTTCCGTAATTATCATAGCAAAATATTTCAAATCCTTCCATTGTTAAAGGTACTTTTTGAGGTTCTTCAACTCGTTCGCCGTCTTTACCTACAAAGTGAACTTTAACCCACTTAAAAGATTCTTGTTTAACGTGTTCTTTGTATTCAAGCCACGCATTAAAAAGTTCTTCGGGTTCTTTGAATATTCTTGTTGGGTGTGGTTTTTTCATTCTATCGGTATTAAATTTTGCATTTCAGTTTGGAACGTTTCAAAGTCTATCCATTTACAAAGGTAGTAAATTCCTCCATCGTTTTCAATCTCTCGTTTTCGTTTCAATTGTGATTCTCGGATTTGGTCTTTTCCTATCTTCAATTCCAAAGATAGAAATTTCCCGTTACAAATCCCTTCGATGTCGCTCATTCCTTTATTTTCAGAACGGATATAACCAATACCTTGTCGCCACTTCCCTTCACTTGAAATCCGTCTTATTGACTTTGAGCCGTAAACGTAACGCAAGTAATCAACTATTAGTTTGGTTATGCCATTCGTATCTGTCACAGACTTACTAACTAACGGTTGCTTTACCACTTCGAAAGGTACGCCACGTTCGTCTGTTTGAAGTTCAGTTATTCGTTTCTGCGTTGCTTTGCGTTTCGTTAAGCTGTACTTCTTTTTAGTAATTGTATGCGCAGGCATCGTTGAATTTAAACAGTCAACCATATGGACATAATCAATAAATTGTTTTAGGGTGTAGGGTTTCAAAATGGTAGTATATTGTTTTTAATAATAATAGGTTGCTTTACATCTTCAATATCTCTATAACTTGACAAAGTAAAATGAATAGAAGTTATTTTTTTTAAATGTTTATTTGCTGACTGTAAATCAGTAGCTAATATAAAAGCATAATTGCCATCTACACTATCTCTAAATTTATATATTTTC